CCAAAGCTTTCATCCTGCATATCAGGTGTGTAAGAAAATTTGTGTATATCTCTTCTAACTCTATCCTTGTAATTCTCTACCCACGCATCATTTATTTCCTTAATTAGCCACTTAGCATCACCATCATCATCAAGTAGCATTACCCTGTTTCTCTTAAGATCATCTATTCGCTCTGAGTCTGTACCGGCCATATTTACAAGTATCAAGTATGCATCAGTGAATTGGTCCATATCATTTAAGGTATTTGATTGTGCCTTATTGTAAGCATCAATCAGCGTAATTACCTGCTCAAAGTCCCCTTGTTCTTCTTTGTTGTTCACATATTCAACTACTGGTACATCCTTAAATGTGTGTGGTGTTATTTGCTCTAAGCTTAAATCAGAATCCTTGCCCTTATATAGCGTACATACTTCTTTGTCATATACTTCTGCATATGTTATCTTATCATTGCCCTCACCCACATCATAGTACCTGATGGCAAATTTAATACTTGGCGATATTGTCATATCGTAAATGACAAACATTTGATCTGGTCCAAATTCATTAAATCTTATTCGTGCGTCTTCATCACGATATAAAAGTTCATAGGCCTTGCCTTTTATGCTGCATATCTTGGCTAGCTCTAGATTTTCTTCCTGTTCATCTGAATAATCGAATATAGCCTGTAGGTCATCTAGTAATCCACCTTCTTCTTTGCTAGTATAGCTTATAGGCTGTCCAACAAAATAACCTACAAGCATATCAGTAATATATTTAGGATATGGATTTACTATTTTGTTATTAGGTTGTCCATCCCTAGATGTATGGTCCAGTATATCGTGCTTGCCTTCATAATATTTCTGAAGCTTAATATATCTAATGGACTCTGCCTTATGCTTCTTGATGAACTTCTGTATATCTTCAATACTCAATTCGTCTTTATCGGTCCTATACATATCATCCCCCCTATAGTCCTAACTTAGCCTTGTTCATGGTCTTAAGTCCCTTTGATTTTCTCCAAGGCTCAATGCCATATCTTAAGGCTGCAATTGCATCATCAAAAAATGGAACTGGGTCATCCAGATAAGTGCTTAGCTTATCATCATACTTCCACTTCCATTGTCCTAACTCTTTAATTGTATTCACACATGACGGATGCACATATACCCTTCTTTGTTTAATCCAGTCTATCTGCGTGTTGATATATTTTTTATCTGTTGTCTTTTCTTTCTTGACCCCTTTGGCTTTATATCCAGCCTTCTGCCAAGTCTTTTTTCTATCTGGTTCTGCTGAATCACAATACATTACTATTTTTTTATTAAGTTTACCCTCAACATCTTCAATAATTTCTGATGTATCTTTTTCATAGCAATAGTGTTCATTCAGGATATATAAGTCACCGTCCTTATACGCTATTGTAAGGATAGCATTGGCGTGGTTATATCCAAAGTCCTGACCTATGCTTAGGTACTCATAATCATCTGTATCCTGACTGATGTTCTTTACTTCCCAATTATTAAATATAAGTCCACCAACTTCTCCCCACTCACCCAGTCCGTATATCCTATATCCATCAGGATCTCGTTCCTTTCTCATCATCATTCTTCTGTGATATGCATCATCTATGAATCGATTTTGCAGGTAGGTAGATTGATGGGTAAATACATCTTCGTGGATAATATCAAAATACTTAGCCTTTATCCAGTGTCTAGAGCTTACAGGATTGAATGTAAAGGTCATCTGATAGAATAGGTTAGGATTATCTAGCTGACCCCTTAAACGGTCATCAAGGATGTCTATATCGGCTTCTGTTAGCTCTGTGGCTTCTTCTACCCATATCCACACTAGCTTACCAGTTTTGAAGGTGATTGACTTTACCTTTTCTCGCTGCTTATCGTCCTTCATACCCCTAAGTATTATGGAATTTCCAGTAAGTAAGCATTCAAGCTTTAGTGGTGACTGGGTCACCTTCCATACTCTTTCTGCCTGGTCTCCAAACATCTTATATATGGCACTTTGAAGTTCTGCGAATGTTGAATCTCTGTTTGACTCGTCAACTTTTCTTACTACTAGCAAGTTAGCGCCTTTATATCTTATGTCTGACAACTTCTTAATATAGTCTTGTGCTATGTTAGTAGATTTACCACTACCCGCTGAACCTTTAAGGACCTTATATCTTTTGTGGCATTCGTTGACTGGCTTAAATACCTTATTCCACTGCAACTTTACAGTTCTAGATATCTTCTTCCCCATAGTCATCCTCAAATATCAACTCAACATTACCGGACATATCTACCTTATCGGTCCACATTGAATATCTCTTGCCTAATAATTCTGCTGCCTTTATCCTATCCTTAGCGCCAACATCTATATTTGTCTTCTCCTGCCCCCACTCTGCACCTCTTGAAATAAGCGTCTGTTCGGTGTGTTCTCCTCGCATTACTGAAGTAAGGTACTCCAGTACCTCTTTTTGGTCGGCTATCTTCTCTGAATCAAGTTTTGCCAGTCTTTCGTCTATATATGTTTTAATTCCAACATTTTCCAACAATCTATGGCTTTGTGCTTTCGCATATTTTTCACTGTATCCGGCTAAAATAGCTGCTTCACATTTATTACCACTGATGATATACTCATCAGCAAATTTCTTTTGTTTTAACGTCAACCCATGGTATATCACCACCCTTCAATTTATTGTATAAAAAAAGAACCCATTACAGGTTCTTCATAATGATATCTACGGCTATACCTACTATAACTTCTACGTCATTAATTGTGGCTGTTCTGTCGTCCGTAGCTTTATTCACAAAAGTCTTATCTTCAGGGTACATTAAACACAGTTCTTTAAATCTCGTTTCTATACCCTCGATTAATTTAATATAATGGTCATCTTTCCAAACACATTCCACTAACGCTTGTCTTTCCATGTTATACCTCCTAATACGAATTATACCCAATCTAACTATATCAAATAAAAACAATTTTATCAACATGTTGAGGTTAAATTCTTAAAATAATTAAAATGATTAAAATGATTAAATAAAAAAGACACCCTAAGATGCCTTTTTTAAAATAATTGTATATGTTTAAGGAGGTCAACAACTTGTGCCTTCTAAGTTATAGTGGAAGTAAAAGGCTTTTGCCCTGGATATTGTGTTGTTTATTTAATGGCTGTCCTTTATACTTCCACGATATCATAATATCACATGTTACGGGGACATTAGGGGACATCTTTACATAAATTGCTTGAATTCTTCTAACGCCCATCCGTGTTTTCTCTTAACCTGTCTATAGCTGTAGTTTAATTCGCACGCTACCTCAACTAAATTCTTGCCCTTAAGATATTTCATATCTAAGATCTTGATATGGTCTGAATTAGTCATCTGGTCTAGCTTAGCTATTATATCTCGTTTTAGGTCAATCAGTTCATCAATTAGGTTGTCCATATCCTTTTCAAACTCACATATCCTATTAATTATGTTGGGTAGGCTATCTTCACATGGTGAGGTTTGGACTCTCTCAAACATTACCGCAGTACACGACTGGGCCCTTGCTCTCTCCTCTAATATCTGGTCCTTTTTTAAATTTATCTTGGTCTCTAATATCTGAATCTGTTCTAAATATTTCTTAGGTGTCATGATCACTCCCCCTTAACTCTCTTAATTCTAGCCTTTAGACTGTCTAGTACATAGTTCTGTACGTCTTCTTTACGTCTTAAGGCTTCCATAACATCTTCATCTCTCGTATCCTGTGTTACCAGGTGATGTATTATAACCTTTTCTGTCTGGCCCTGTCTGTGAAGTCTCTTATTAGCCTGTGTATATAGCTCATAATTCCAGTTAAGGCCAAACCACACTACATGATTTCCACCCTGCTGTAGGTTAAGCCCATAAGCTGAACTAGCTGGGTGGGTAAGTAATATATCTATCTTGCCGTTATTCCAGTCTAGCTGGTCCTGTGGCCCCTCTAGCTTCTTAACCCTTAGCTTAGTCTTGGCTAGTGCTTCCTGAAGCCTTACAAGGTCATGTTGGTAGTTATAAAACACCAATGCACTCTTGCCATTTAGTTGTTCTATAAGCTCCATAAATGCATCTATCTTACAGTCGTGGATCTCGTGATAGTTGTGGTCCTCGTCATAAATTGCCCCATTAGCTAACTGTAATAATTTATTAGATAAAGCTGCTGCACTCGTGGCGTCTATATCTTCTGCATCAGGAACGGCCAATATCATATCACGCTCCATAGTTTTGTACTGCTTCTCTGCTTTAGGCGTTAATCTAACTGGGATAATATTATCAGTAACTGGTGGCAAGTCCAGGTAGTCCTCTGCCTTCATTGAGATACAAATATCTGATATCTTATCTGTGATTAGCTTTTCTGTATTTTCTACAGGCTCGTAGGAATAGCCCATGTAATCAGACTTAAAGTAATTGGCTCTAAACCCAAAAAAGCTTTTACCCAATCTTTGGCCACTATCCAGTAAATATACCTGGCTCCACAAGTCTAATAGTCCGTTAGGGCTTGGTGTTCCAGTCAATCCTATAAGTCTTTTGATGTGTGGCTTAACCGATTTTAAGGCTTTAAATCTCTTTGCCTGATAAGATTTAAAACTGGAAAATTCATCACACACCACCATGTCAAATGGCCAATTATTTTGGTATAGATCTACCAACCACACCACATTCTCACGGTTTATTATATACACGTCTGCTGTGGTATTAAGGGCCTTTATTCTCTGCTTCTCTGTTCCTAGCACTGTGGATACTTTTAGGTGGTTTAGCTCTGGCCATTTTTCAATCTCATTTTGCCAGGTAGCTTCTGCCACCTTCTTAGGTGCTATCACTAATACCTTATTTACTAAAAATCTATCGTATTTTAGTTTATCTATACTTGTAAGTGTTATAAGGGTCTTGCCTAGTCCCATGTCAAGGAACAAGCCTATATTGTCATTTTCCAAAATCTTATCCACACAATGTGCTTGGTATGGATGTAATTTCAAACTCACTTGATCACCTCAATTCATCCGGTATTAAATCATACCTAGACCTCTTAATAAGGTCAACTAGTTTTTCAACTCCTGGTATGCCATAGACAACTACGGCCCTTTGGTGTCGTCCCCTAATTTTACTTATCTGACTTCTCTGTGCCATAGTCAACTTACCCTTATCTGCTTTTATCTCGGCAAATATAATCACTCCTGACTCTAACACTAATATCCTATCTGGTACCCCCACATTTCCTGGAGATACGAATTTATAACATA